CCGCGAGTTTACCATACGGTACGGAGATACTCAATAACCCATTTACGTTATGGCTGATGTCTGCTTTAGAAGCAGTCCACCGGCGAACGTAAAACGGAGTTATATCGTATCCCTCGTAACTGTCTACACCACAGGATTCCCGAAAGGGACCCTCAGTGAAGGTTTTCTCTTGGTTGACACGGAAGCCAAAAAATGCTAACAGTTGGTACAACTTCGGAGCAACTTCTGTCTTCACGATGATATCATCACCGTAAACGACATAATCGCCCCTAATTGCACCAGCTGCTTCGCATAGTGATGCGAATATCAATGTCTCGATCGTAAACGTGCTTCCGTTCCCCATTGAGGAGAACTTGGCATATTTTACGATACTCCCATCGGGCATGCGCCCTAGAGGAGTTCTGATATCAGTAACGTATTCCCGCCACCCATCTGGCATTAGCCATTGGACAGCGTTGTACGCAACAGTATCAGACGCCATAGATAGGTCTATCGTAGCATAAGCACCGCTACGTGACCCCTCGATGGCAAGACGTTGATTTCGAGACTGGTTAGATAGATCACAGCCTACCTTGCGGCAGAGCATGCGTTTCGCATAGCTGTCAAAAGCAAGCTGAAGGGGAACATTTCCCTCTGGCTCACATGCTATGGTCCTATCTGTTTTCCAGTTCTTAGGTACAAGCTCGACACGATTCAAGTTACTACCAACCGGACGGACAGACTCTATACCGTAGTAACGGTATATTGCCTCCACGTACGGGCTGGCAGAAGCGGTCGTCACTGGCCGAAGCGAAAGCTTCATAAATGGCTGTGATTCCCGCCTTGAACGTGTAGAGGTGGCGCCTGCAGTAACCCTCACAAGCTTCGGTAACTCTTCGATAAATTTCGAAAAATTACCCAGGATATGAGACATGCTCCTCTCCGCAACCTCGATGGAAAAACGCAAATCGGGATCTAAACGATCGCGTCGCGTATAATACCATTCGAGGCGACGGTTGGTGATACGACATAGTCGCTCACCAAGTTGAAAAGAATTCAGTGCGACATGCGCTGTATCCTCCCCAACCGAGAAGTTGCTATTTTTCTTAAATAGCGCCTCTACCTGTCGAAGAATGCGAGCCGTTTCCCTTGTTGAATACGCATTGGGAAACTCGGCACTGCAGCTTGCTAGTTTAGGCAGATTTCTCTGCCTAATCCAGCCTAGAAGCTTCCGCTCCATGGCTGGTTCTAGAAGACCTGAGTGGTCTAAGACGTAATGTCGACTTATGTCGTACGTCATCGTCGTAAAGTCCATAAAAGGATCTCCGTTGAGATTGAAGGTCTTTCTATTGCGGGTTCACTAGCGTGTCCTGCATATAGAACTCTCGGTCACAGTGAGGGCATGTACCAATAACACAGATATCTAAAAGATATCCGTTATGATACACTTCCTCCGCAAAGGGATTGCTGTCTTCGTAAAAGAAGTCGCGCTCACAATGCGGACACCGATGGTCCAAGCGATTTTCATCGCTGGCCAGATCGGTGACACTGCTTAACGTAGTTGGTGAAGAGTAAGTCACTCTACACCTCCGCGTTTCCAGACTTATGGGGTCTCCCCCACGGGTATGGATTCCGCTCTCCCCTTTTAGGAGATTGCGGACCGCGTTTACTACGTCGAGGTACTCCCAATAGATGCGTAACACAGCGGTTAATTGCTGTTGCTTCGCAGAAATTAGCGACATTAGTCGCCTCTTTCCTATTGGTCGTACAACCCCCAAAACGGTCAGAATGATGGATTTCCATCTTAACTGAGCCATTCCTGGGTACTGACTGTATTGGTGAACTCGTCACCCGCGATTATATCGCGGAAGATGGCGAGAGCCGCCGTTACATCAGCAGAGATGCCGTCCTTCGGACGGCGTACCTTCGCCTCGAATGATACCTTGTTTTCAAGCAAGGTACCATCGGAGTCCTCCGTTGCGGCCAAAACCGTAACGGTGTCCTCTACGATGGTTTGTGACCCCACAGGCACGCGCCTCTTTTGAAGAACGAGCTTGGGTTCCACTGCCGTATGACCTGTATAGGTATACGTGCGTGAGTTGCCATTATCGGCGAACTCGGTGAGTGCAGTTGTCATAGCTGCCATCTTTGTTACCTCCTAAGTAACTGTGTGAATATCAGTATAGATATCACGGGTTATAGCGGGATTAACCTCTTTTTAATTGCGCAAACAACGCGAGCAGATCTAAGATCTTTTCGGGTGTGAGTGCAACTTTGAATTGAGGTTTCGAAGACACACGAGTAGGTGTTCTAACTGTATAGTCTCGACTATAGATACCATTTAATTCAATGGTCCCACTGTTGCCTGACAGCCAGTCCAAATGATCGACAGTTACCTGTCGAGTCAAATGGGCGTGCAGCCCGGCCGCAGCGGTATAGTTGGACGTTAAGGTTAGAAAACTGAGGCTACCGAGCCATTGGCCTACATCTAGGAACCAATCAATCACAAAGCTATAAGGAAATAATTCCCAGCTTGTGACGAGTGGGTTGAACTGGAATTTCGGTGGAAGGATGTCCGCAACAACGGACCCCCGTACTCCGATTTCCCAGGAATCAATTACCCTAGTGTATACGTCCACTGCGTACCAGTCGAAGAGGAGTTCGACACGTTCTGAAGTTTCAGAATGCGCCGTTCCCACCCTTTCACTGTACCGTGAACGTTCGGTATCTAGATTAGCTAGTAACTGACTGATTTCTATCATGTCATAAACTAGTATGCGCCAACCATATCTCCCCTCGAGCCAGAGGTCATACAACTCTCCGGCCCGTAAGAGATCAATGATACGGCGAAATGATCCTCGAAACATACGGATCACTAATCTAAACTCAGCAAGGAACGTTAGAGCGTCCCAACCGGTGCTATAAATAGCATCGGCTGCAGCCTGGACATATAGTTGCGTATCAATATCATTGAATAACGCAACCATTTCGGTTTCAGTAGGTGCGTACCCACTAAGACCGTTCGTCCAGAAATCCGCTTGGACTTTATCACCGTTACCATAGGTGACATCAAGACTACCCGACAAATCCGCTTCCTCCTCATGTTGGAAGAAAGGAGTCATCGGGAGTAACTCTCCAGCCTTTTTACGGGCATGGAAATTCTTGAGGTCATAGCCAAGATGTGAATACCGATACCATCGCTCATTATGATCGACGGTAGAGTATGACCACGTCTTACTGGCTTCTGACCAAGTCCGGTGAGTGACAGACTGAGTCTGCCATTCACCACCAACGGATTTCGTTCTACGTTCCATCCTATCTCACTGACATGTCGCTAATATGCCATATGTCTGAGGCCGAAAATGGACCCTCGCTTTCGCTAAAAGCGAAGGCTGACCCTCCCACATGGGAG